AGAATAGTAGCCTTAGCTCTGAGTTGTGAGATACTGATTCCTCCTGTATCCTCTATGTAGATGGGTGCTGTGATTATCTTGTCATCTGTCTTTAAAAGTAGCTTACGTTCATAGTCATTCAAATTATTCGTTCTAAGGCGTTTTAAGGGCACTTGACTCGTTATTGACTCTAACCTTTCAACAAGCTGTTCGGAGCTCATTTCGAGGCTAAAAATAGCCGTAGGAACGCTATTTAGGATAGCTAAGTGGTAAACACTTGAAAGCATCATTGCAGTCTTACCTGCACCAGGTCTTGCAGCTATAATACATAGGTCAGGTTTACACCATCCTGCTATAGTTTGGTTTAACTCTTGAAATCCTGTATTAAATCCTAAAAGTTCACCATTACTTGCCAAGTCCCTAGCAAAGTTGATAGCCATAACTACGTCTGTTATGCTTTTTTCATAGATATTGCCATATTCTTGGATGGATAATAGTTGACTATTAAGGTCAGATAGTAGGTCTAATGACTGACTATCGTTATCTAGGCATTGATTCTCAGCTATTCTAAGCACTTTATAAGCTTCACGCTTCTTATACATCTCAATAACAATCTCAATATGTGTATTTAAGTGAGCAGTTGAGATTACATTATCAGTTAACTTAGATAGGTAAAAAGCTCCACCAACATCTTGTATGTCCTTATCTTGGGAAAGTTTTTGAGCTACGGTAGTAAGGTCTATAGATATGTTACTATCATACATTTCCTTGATAGCGTTAAAGATTTTTTGGTGCTTTAGATCGTAGAATATGTCAGTTTTTAGATGACCTATGACCAATGGGATTGTCCTTTTGTCTAGAAGCAATGCCCCAAGTATGTTAGATTCAATATCTAAAGCTTTTGGTAGGTTTATAGCTATCATAGTTTTCCTATTTCTTTTTTAACTTCTTTCCAAAATTTTATTTTAGCTTCATATTCATATCCAAGTTCAAATGGCTGAATTTCATCAAGTATTTCATCTACTAGCCATAATGCACAATTCTTTGATTTTATTACAAATATTCTTAGCATTCTTTCTGAATAATCAGCAGAACTACCATAAAGCACTTCTGAATAGAATTTTTGTACTAATTGTTCAGCTTTTTCTTTTTGTGTCATGTTTATAGTTTTTCTATTAAAATTTTATTAAGTTTTTGTATTGGTAAACAAGTAATTAGATAGCCTTTTTTATCTCTAACAGCTAAAATCCATTGTTCTTGATACCTAAACAATACAACATTCTTCTTTCTTTTATCTAAATATACATGAGAAAATAAAGATTCATTAAATGTTAATGATAAATATTGTTTATAAGTTATATCTATGTTATATCGTTGTTTTAATCTAAGTTTAAAATGATTAAAAACTAATGTTTTAGGATTTAATTCATTCATTATTTAAGTTTTATTTGTGTAGTTATTTTGTTTGTAGGTGCTTGGTTAAAATCCTTTGGCTTAATTATCTCATCATAGAATGATTCGTTATTTAAGTATGTATCAGGGTTTTTACGGTATTGTTTATCAGGTTGTGCTATCTTATATTCCTTAGTATGTTTAATAGCTTGTGTTCTTTGATCATCAGTTAGTTTATTCCACTTATTTTGTAGTTTAGTTTTACTACCAACCTTCTTATCATATAAATCCCACCAGGTATCAAACGATATATTTATAGATTTATTATTAATTGTATTATTAAGTATTGTATTATTATCCTCAGCCTTTTCCGAATACCCCTCTTCGGTATTCCGAATACCTAGTTCTCTTTTCCGAATAGGTACTGTAGGTGTTAAAATCCTTTGTTTTACTTGCTTACCATCATACAAAAGAAAGGTAGTTATATAGCCCTTACTAACTAACTGGCTTACTAACTCGCTAATCCTTGATGGACTCAACTGAAAAAACTCGGCAAAATACTTGTTACTCGCAAAGCAACCTTTCTCTTTATCTAAGCTATCTATTTCTACCAACAATAGCTTTTCCATCCATGTAAGGTTTTCGTCTAACCATACTTCTTTGGGAATCCAAACTCCCTTAAAATCTCTTTCCATAAAATAAAAGTGCCCTATCAAGTTCCCCCTACATTGCAGATAGGGGTTCGTATCAAGGGCAATAAGTTCTTAATGAGTCTGCAATACTCATGACAAATATACTAAACTAATTTTTCAAATTCTTCAATGGTCTTGAAGATTTGATGTGCTACCTGAGGAACTATTGCGTTTCCATAGGCTTTGATTGATTCGTTTCTCCATTTAGAAAAGGTAATTCCGTCCATTTCTCTGGAAATCCCATCATCTCCTCCACAAATAGGGGACTTAGATGGGAACGAGTCCCAAAAATTTCGTTGATTTGACTCCCTAAATCGTCTCCCTTCCAATTCTCCGTTTTCCAATGCATATTCTTGTCCGATGCTCTCGGAGTTGGTAGCATTTTCCAAATCATCAAATCTGTCAATGTCACTCCTGGTTTGTATTTGCTGTCTTTTTTCCGATTCTCCCAACTTGCTGAAGGAGCTTCTAATGCCTTGGGTGTTGGTAGCATCCCCATTATTTGTGTTGCTAAGTTCGGCATTGTTGTTCCGTTCGGATATTTCTCCATTCTTGCTTTGAACTTCTCTAAATCTTGTACTTCTTCCCTTGTTGTTGGAGTAAGCAACAAACCATACTCTGTATCTTTGGTGCGGTGCACCGACACTTGCAGCTGGAATAAGAAACGATTGGACTTCATATCCTTCCCTTTCCAAATCATCGTACACCTCGTGGAATACCAACCCTTCATTCCAACTAACAAGTCCACGAACATTCTCGCCAACAACCCATCTTGGTTTGACTTCTTTAATGCACCTAAGCATTTCAGGAAAGAGATGTCTTTCATCTTGCTTTCCAAGTCGTTTTCCTGCGGTTGAATATGGTTGACAAGGGAATCCGCCTGTAAGGATGTCAACTGATCCTGAGTGAATAGTAAAGTCTGTTTTAGTAATGTCATTGTAACTAATTGAATTTGGGAAATGATGTTTTAATACTTTTTGTCCGAATGGATTCCATTCGCAATGAAATAGGTTATTCCAACCCATCCATTCTGCGGCTAAGTCAAATCCACCTATACCGCTAAATAATGATGCGTGTGTCATGTTTTGTTATTTTTTTATTCTAAATATCACATCTCTATCATTGTGCTTAAATCTACGCTTTAGCAATGGGTTAAGTGACTTCTTTATTGCGTCTTGTGTTATTCTTGTATTCCTTGCTGCATGAGCTAAAGATTTAAACAATACTTCACTTTTGTCGTCAACATAAATCATCCTCACTGGTACTGAATTCTCTAATCCTGCAATCTCCATCATATATTCTTAATTTTACTAATTATTGTTAATGTTACAAATAGCAATATTGCTAGTGGTATTGATATTACTATAAACTTTACTAACTCGTATAAAAATATTATCGTTTGTTTCATGTTTGTAGTTTAAAATAACCACCCCAAGTTCCCTAATTACTATCTTGGTTAAAAATATTTAATATCTTGAGGTGGTCAAAGTTTTTATTTCTTTAAGTTAATCTTAAAGGTTGTAGTGCTAATTCTAGGAGCTGGGTGTACCATTTCGCCTGATTCTGGATCAACCATAGAGGTTGGTAGTGTTCTAAGCATCTTCTCCCTTTCCTTGATAGCAAACTTCATAGACTCTAATTGGTCATTCATCTTGCTCCAAGTATAGTCTTGGTCATAGATATACTTAACTCCTGATTCAAACTTAGCCATTTCGCTTCCTAAGACCTCAGCTTTACCTCCAGGATACTTACTAAGCTCATCTAGTACCAACTCCTTTAAATCGGCTCTAATGCCCTCTAAAAGCTGAACAACAGCCTCTGATTTAACGAGTAGTTCTAATGGTGACTCACCAGTCTGTGTAAAGTGATCTACTATCTGCGACTTGATTAACTCAATAGCAAATTTGTTAGGTTCTATAGAACTAAGTTCTATTTTTGGTAATAATTGTAAACTCATGTTATTTAAGATTTTCTTTTTTCATTTTTAATACCTTCATTAATGTTTCATCAGCATCAAATGTTTGCTTATAAGTATAATAAACATCAGTCAACTGCTTAACCTTAGTGCATTGTGCTATTTCCATCATGATCTCTTCTCTTGTAGGCTCGTCTTGTACGATTTCAGCAACTACTTCTTGTACTGGCTTAGAGGTTTTTTTCGGCTCTTCATGTACAAAGTCCATCTCTTCAGCAGGTGTCGCTTCAAATCCAGCCGCTTTCATTAACCAAGCTAATTGATTGCGGAATGCTTTACCAACTGCTCTTGTTTGTGCCATAGATAGGATTGCATACTCATCAAAGAATTTTTTGCTACCCTCTTTGTTTGAGCATATTGCGATACCTACAGAAACTAACTTATTGTCTTGGTACGATCTAACTTCGCAAGTAGCCATGTACTTAATCTCAGTTTCACTTGATAAGTCTTGTACGCTTGTAATGATAGGGAATAAGCCTAATGAAGCTCCAGCCATCTGCCAGGCTTCTACGTTACAATAGTCCTTACCCTTGATGTTAGATACTAAGTGTGCGTCCTTTACAAAGCGTTTAAGCTCGTTAGATAAAGAAAGCATAGAGTCCTTGTTGACCATTTGGTAACTAGGAGCTTGAATTTGATTGTTAGTTGTTTGCAATTCCATTTGTTAATTGATTTTGTTGTGTAAAAAAAGTTGCTTGTTTGATTGGATATTGTTCCCACATTTTAACTATAGCTTCCATAGTTTCATAACTTGATTGGCTGTAGTTCATGTTGTGGATGATCTTAGCGACAAAGATTTTTTTGTCTACTTCGTTCATGTGTGCGAATGTTGATAGCATTTTGTTTGTTTTAATAGTTATCTGAATATAATTTAGGAATCTTTATTTTGCTTCTTACCGTCTGATATTGCTCCATATAGTAAGGTACTACCTCTATATCGTTTACAAAGGTGTTAATGCCATGTAAAACTGTAGTCCTATCCTTGTTAAAATAAGGAGCTATCTGAGCAGCTTTTTGTTTATAGTGAACATGAAGGATATAAAAGCACATATTACGAGCAAGTACCTGAGGTCTATATCTACCTTTTTTAGTGATTACTTTTTCAGGTAAATTAGTGACAATAGATATTTGCTTTACTATGTTATTGACTATATCCTGGTCCACATTGTGTATCTTTCTTTTAAATAGGTTTTGTCTTGGAGTCCTATATTTCGCTGTAATCATTGATTTGTGTTTTTAATAGTTCGAGTTTTTTGTTATAGAATGTTTTGATTAACTCGGTCATCTCATAATCATTGTTCTTAAGTCTTGTTTCA